GATTAGGGGAGCGACTAGACCTATTTTTGCTTTAGACAATGACGACGCTGGCAGGTCTTGCACCGAAGAGTTAAGGTTTAAGGCTATGGATATCGGTCTGTCTTCTTGGTTCTTTAACTACGCACAGACTGACCAGAAAGATGTCGGCGGGATGTCTCGTAAAGAGATTGAGTGGGGTTTGCAAAACGCAAGACACATACTAGGGTATATGCCATGAGCAGCAGCGCTAAGTGGATGGACGCGGGCCCTCTGCGCGATTACCTAGAGAAGGTATCAGCAGAGAACAAGGAACGTGCTAAGTATTGTTCTTTCTGTGATAAGCCTACTGCAGACCATTGGGAAGCGCTAAGGGGTTCAGCCACTTTAATAAGAGCATGTAAAGAGTGTTGTCCAGAGGAGCATGAATGATTATCGGATTAACAGGCTACGCACAGTCAGGTAAAGACACATTGGCTGAGATACTAGTTCAAAAGTATGGTTACACACGCGTTGCGTTTGCTGACCCTATCCGCGAACTGCTTTACGAGATGAACCCTGCAGTCAAAGACGGGGGCTACAGACTTCAAGGTGTTGTAGATGGCTATGGCTGGGATGTGGCAAAGACTGCGTTTCCAGAGGTTCGCAACCTTCTACAGAACTTAGGTGTAGGCGCTCGCAAAACATTCGGTGAGACCTTCTGGATACAGCAAGCATTACGTAAGGTTCACTTTGAAGGTAACTTTGTTATTACTGATGTGCGTTTTCCTAATGAAGCTGCCGCTATCCGTAAGTACGACAACTCCCAGATATGGCGTATCAAGCGCCCTGGAGTAGGTGCCGTTAACCCTCACGTATCAGAGACAGCCATGGACGGAGAGCGGGTTGACCAGATATTTGTTAACAGTGGTACGCTTGAAGACCTAGAGGTCTTAATTGCTACAAGGATGAGAGCATACGTATGATTGACTATCAGTATTGGTCTTGGTTACTAGCCGCTATTGGCGTAACTGGTATCTTTTTCGTAGGTAGAAAAACTATTTGGGGATGGTTAATCCTATGTCTCAATGAGTGTCTTTGGATTGTCTACGCTTTAATAACAAACCAGTATGGGTTTATTGTTGCTGCTGTTGCCTACGGGATTGTTTACATTCGCTCTTATCTTCACTGGAGGAGAGACGCTTGACCTTTACAGGCACCCTTCTACCCTACCAACCAGAAGCCGTCGATAAGATGTGCGAGCGCGGTAGGGTTTTAGTTGCCTACGACTTGGGACTAGGCAAGACTGTCTTAACCATCGCCGCTATAGAAAGACTGATGGATACCAAGAAAGTAAAGGAGCCTGGTCTTATAATTTGTCTATCCTCATTGAAGTATCAGTGGGCTGGACAGATTGAGAAATTTACAGGTGGAACTTCAAAAGCTTTGGTTATTGATGGAACGCCGAAGAAGCGTGCAGAACAATACGCCGAAGCAATGGACTGGCGGAATACAGGGATTGATTACATTATCCTTAACTATGAGCAAGTTGTTAACGACTGGGATTTCATCAAAGACTTACCACGAGGATTCGTTATCCTTGACGAAGCCACAGCCATCAAGTCCTTCAAATCCAAACGTTCCCGAGCAGTAAAGAAGTTAATCAATGCGCCATATAGATTTGCACTCACTGGTACTCCGATTGAAAATGGTAAGCCTGAAGAGCTGTATAGCATTATGCAGTTCGTTGACGCCAGCGTACTTGGTCGGTTTGATATCTTTGATGCTGCTTTTATCGTAAGAAACTCTTGGGGAGCACCCCAGTACTACCGCAACCTATCTACCCTTCACACTAAGATGAAGGAGGCCTCTGTACGTAAAGCGCAGAAAGACCCAGACGTTGCCCCATACTTACCTGACACTATCCACAAAGACCCAGTAAAGATTGTCTTTGATAGAGCCTGCTCAAAACTATACACACGTATATCACAAGACTTGTTATCAGACCTTGACGAGGCTCAAGACTTATTTGGTTCTAACTTTAATATCATGGCTCACTATGGGATGGAGTCCCGTCGCGGTGGCCCTGAGGACGAGATGCGCGGTAAGATTATGTCTAAGATTGGAGCATTAAAGATGCTCTGTTCTCATCCCGAACTACTACGTAGTAGTGCAGCTAAGTTTAAACAAATGAATGGAGAGGGTTCTGCTTATGTCACTGAACTGGTTGATGGGGGTCTTCTTGATAGTGTTAATAACTCGCCTAAGCTTGACTATCTTACTCAGTACGTTAAAGACTTCTTGGAGCAGAATCAAGAAAACAAAGTAGTTATCTTTGCTACCTACGTAGACATGCTTGACAAGATTGCTGCGGCTTTAGGACCAGAGCAGTGCCGACTATACTCAGGGAAGTTAGATGCTAAAACTAAAGAAGATAACAAGGTTGCTTTTAATAACGACCCTAGTGTTCGTGTTCTTATTTCTTCCGATGCTGGTGGTTACGGGGTAGACCTGCCTGCAGCCAACATGTTGGTTAACTATGACCTGCCGTGGTCATCGGGCACAGCCACACAGCGTAACGGCCGTATTAAGAGAGCATCCTCAACCTGGCCCTCTATCGTAATTCAAGATATAGTTATCTCAGGGTCCGTTGAGGAACGTCAATGGGAAGCCCTACAACAGAAGAGTTCTATTGCTAATGCCATCATGGATGGTGAAGGAGTAGATAATGATGAAACTAAGGTGTCAATGTCTGTAGGGAGCCTTAAGGCTTACCTTCAGTCATCTAACGTCTAATGCCCCATAGCTCAGTTGGCAGAGCATCGCACTGTTAATGCGAGTGTCCCTGGTTCGAGTCCAGGTGGGGCAGCGATGCGGTTGTAGCTCAGTTGGTAGAGCGGCACCTTGCCAAGGTGCAGGTCGCGAGTTCGAGCCTCGTCAACCGCTCCAATCTCCCTTCGTCTAATTGGCAAGACTGCGGATTCTGGTTCCGCCTATCGAGGTTCGAGTCCTTGGGGGAGAGCTTTACACCCAACGATTATCGTTGGGCATGTACACTTATAGGATGCCTAACTCGCCTAAGACCCCTACGCGTACTATCCGCGTATCAGACCAGCTGTGGACAGCGGTCCAGAAGAAAGCTGCAGCTGATAAGGTTACAGTGACCAGCATTATTATCGAAGCCCTTGAAGATTATATTAAAGTAGATAATTAAATGGGGAAGCATCACGACAAGATTGCTAAAGCTCTAGCTCAGCGCCAGGCAGCAGCTCCTAACGGAGCTGGCTACAAGAAGCCAGGCTCTATGAACAAGAAGAAGACTGGCTACCGCGGCGTAAAAGCCAATAACGCAAAGTAACTTGACAGCCATCTAGTCATCCATTAAGTTTTACCTAACAGCTAAACGTTAGGAAACTTATGAACACAGATGCCATCAAAGAAGATATACGCCAGTTCAAGGCGTTAAAAGATAATGTAGAACTGCTGACAAAACGTCAGACAGAAATTAAAAAAAGACTCACAGAGTGTATCGATGAGTTTGGTACTGAAGACGAGCGCGGACACATTGTTCTTGCAGTAGAAGATGCAGAACAGATTATGAAACAGAAGCGCGTAATTAAAAACCTAGATATCAATGCAGCAGAGATTATCCTTAATAAAAAGGGTATTAAAGACACATGCATTAAGATGGTTCCAACATTAGATGAGTCAGCAATTATGGCTGCATTTTATAACGGACACCTTACTGAAGAAGATATCGATACAATGTTCCCACAAAAAGTTTCTTACGCATTTATTGTAGGTAAGAGCAGTGGACGAGATTGATAACCTATTCTCTGACTTAGACACTTACTATCCAGGTAGTAAGAGAAAACGTAGAGAGACAAAACCAAAAAATAAACGCACAGTAAAAGATGGTTCCGATTGGACATCCACTGTTGTGTTTAGAAAACTCCCGTCGGGAGAACTACACGAGTTTTATCAGGTAGGTGCTTTGGCACAGGCATTGGGTAGACCTCTTGTAACAATCCGTTACTGGATTAAACAAGAGTACATACCTCAGGCTCCATATCGCCTGTCTGATAAAGAAACAAAAAATGGCGAAAAGATGAGAGGGCGTAGGTTATACTCACGTGCTCAAATCGAGGCGATAGTTGAACTGTTTGGAAAGGCTGGACTCCTAGATAAAACTAGGATACAATGGCCTAACCAGCAATTGACTAACGCAATAGCTGAGGCTTGGGAGAACATAAAGTCTGCCGAGCTTAACCGATGAATCAAACGAAACTAAGGAGAAATGCCATATGGCAATCGACCGTACCGACGAGTACATGCCAGTAACAGACGCGTTTTCAACAACAGCTGTTGATGACCGTCCAGCAACACCAAGCAGCAATGCAGTTCAATCAGGTTGGGCAGCAGCAGAACAGCTGACAACCGCATCAGGTGACTTCCCAACTGAGTTTAAGTTCAGTGATGGCGAGTTCACCGTTATCAAGTTCATTGACCAAACTGGTCCCTTTGCTATCTACAAGCAACACTTCCTACAACAGAAGACTGTTGGCAAGAAGTCGTACGTCTCACTTGGACCCAACGACCCACTGTGCACAAAGCTCGGAAGCAAGCCTGAAGATAAGCGTGCTTTCACCATCGCAGTTATCACCCCGTCAGGCGTAGTACGTCAGATGTTGGTTGCAAGTCCACGTCTATATAAGACCCTACACTCAGCAGAGTTTTCCCCACAGGGACCTTTGACTAAGAACTACTGGGCTATTAGCCGTACTGGAAAGATGCAACAGACTGTCTACCATCTACAGGCAATCAAGTCTCGCGACCTTGCAGAAGATTGGGGCATTGACCCAGCTTTTGCTGAGGCAGAAGTGGCAAAGATTGAGCCTTACACACGCTCCATTATTAAGGAGCACTCATGGGAAGAGCTAGAAGAAATCGCTAATTCCCTTCTTTAATCAATAGTGTTAGGCTGGGGGCAACACGTGCTAAGACCCCCAGCCTTCACTTATTTTTAGGATGCGATGAATATAATAACTACTAAAGAGCAACTCGATGAGATGGTTGCCTATTATCTAAAACAAGATGCCTTTGCTTTTGACTGCGAAACTGTCGGACCCCGTAGAGGTGTGTCCGTTGTTAATGAGATTATGTGGCTTAGCTTTGCTACATATGGTCGCGGTGATGTTATTCCTTTAGGTCACCCAAACGGTGAACTGTCTGAGGTTATTAAACCTCTTACTGGACAGGGAGCTAAGAAGGCTGAAAAAGGCTTAAAACTTAACGACGTAGACTACTCAAAGAATAAGAAGTTACACACTCACGTCTTTACAGAACCTCCTAAACAACTACATCCAGCAGAGGTGTTCTCTGCACTACGTCCTTTATTTTTTAGTGACATGCTAAAGGTTGGTCATAACCTAGTGTTTGACCTTTGTTCTATAACTAAATATTTTGATGGTCAGGTTCCTAGCGCACCATACTTTGACACGATGGTTGGTTCTTTTATTTACGATAACCGTAATAAAAACCGTTGCGGTCTAGACGACTGCTTAAAGCGAGAGCTTGGGTATGAGATGGAGAAGGGTGTAGGCGCTGAGGTAGAGGTTCATCCCTTCAGCGTTGTTGCCAAGTACGCCTACCTAGATGCTAAGTACACCTTTATGTTATGGAAGGTTGTTAAAGAGAAGATTGCAAAGGCTGGCGTAGAAAACATCATGGCATTAGAGATGGATGTTCTACGAGTGCTATGTGATATGAAACTTGCTGGGGCACCTATTGACCAGGATGCTTTGGCTTCACTGCACGTGCAGTTAGAGGCAGACATTGAGAAAGCAAGAGAAGATATCTATAGAACTGCTGGTGTTGTGTTTAATATTAACTCCAACAGAGAGAAGCAGTACCTCTTGTATTCCCCACAGCCTTCAGGTCGTGGGTTAAAACCAAAGATTTATACAGGTAAAGGCATGAAGAAAGAAGCAGAGGGTAAAGAGTTAACCGTAGAGGATTACTCTGTATCAGCCGAAGCACTTGAACCGTATAGAGATAAGGACCCACTTGTTAAGGCGATGCTTGAGTACGCAGACCTTAATAAGTTGTTAACTACATACGTAATCCCATACCTAGGAGGCGAAGTTGTTAGAACTACAGGCGGTAAATCAAAGGTCGAGTATAGAGATAGTCTCCTCGTCAACGGTAAAGTACACGGTGACTTCATCCAGCACGGAGCGGAGACAGGAAGATTCTCGAGTCGTAACCCTAACCTACAGAACGTCCCCAACCCAGCCACCGCGCATGGTAAAGCTATCCGAAACCTCTTCTACGCTCCAGAAGGTTACAAGCTGGTAGTCGCTGACTACTCACAGATTGAACCTAGAGTGATTGCGTCCATGTCTAATGACCCTATTATGAAGAAGAACTACCTAGAAGGTGGGGATATCTATACAACTGTAGGTGACGTGATGGGAGTAAACCGCGCAGCAGGTAAGGTGCTTGTTCTTTCTATGGCGTACGGCGTAGGTCCAGACAAGATTGCTCGTTCTATCGGGTGCTCTATCACCGAGGCTAGAGGTTTGTTAAGTAACTTCGGTGAGAAGTTTCAGAACGTCAGTGCTTATCGAGCCAAGGTTATTGGAGTTACTAGGAAGGCTGGATTTGTATCCACCGTCCTAGGTCGTAAGCGTTACCTACCAGAGATAAATAGCAGAAACATAGGTGAGCGTGCTGGTGCTGAGCGTCAGGCGTTCAATACCCGTATCCAAGGGTCTGCTGCAGACATCATGAAGCTTGCTATGATTAGAGCGCATGACTTAATACCAGAAGGCGCCAGCCTCCTTCTCACTGTTCATGATGAGTTGGTGACTATAGCTCCTGATAACTTAGTTGAAGAGACTAGAGAGGCAATTAGAGAAGCTATGGAAGGCATCAATTTATTGGATATCCCGCTTATCGCGGACATTGCAGTTGTGCAAAGATGGGGAGAGGCTAAATGAGTTTTCTTGGTAGATGGTTTAATAAACGTGACGAACAGTTTGATGTTGAGTACTTTAAGAAAGATATACCCCTGAGTACTATCGCTAGGTGGTATGTCTACGACACCGAACTAGGTGAGCCTAATGAGGTTGTGGAGTTCATCGGCCTTAATAAGGCTAGCGCTGAGGGCGATGAGAAAGAGCGTGAGGATAGCGACCTTCGTTTAGACAACATTGAGTACCTGCTGCCTTACCTACACGCGATTGCTGATGTTGCAGCAGACGTTATTACTGGGGTGCAAGTTGATGAGATTGTAAAAAAGAACCCCAACGATAAAGAAGAAATTGAACGTGAACTAGATACTATGCGGGTGCTGTATAAGGTTGTCAGTTTATCCGCTATTATTGGGGCCTTCGCTTCTGCTATGGAGATTGGCTTAATTGAGCCAGGCGAAATACAGGAAGCGGAATGGGAGAAAAGGATATTAGATGAGCAGTAATTGGTGGGCAAACAAGTTAGGTACTCCAGCACCTCAACAGCCACAACGACAAGGTGTTGTACAACCGCAACCAGCAACGTACGTTCAGTCGCCACAGCCACAGTATCCACCGACGCAACAAGCGACGCCTCAAGCAGAGCGTTGTCCTGGTTGCGGTAGTAATAACTACGGTGGGGCTACTCCAGAATCTAGAAAACGATGTTACGATTGCGGATACCCAATCGTCCAATCAGGTAGTGGTATGGGTAGAGGCATTGTCTCAGGACAGCAAAGTGCAGGTGCCCCACAACCAGCTAAACAAGTAAATGCAGGCGGATGGAATCCAACAACAATTATCGGAAAGATTGAATAATGAAAAATGCAGAACTAATTAAAACTATTGCAAACATTAATAAAAAGTATGGAGATGGAACTGTTGTATTAGGTTCAGACATTATTGAACAGCCGCCTCGTTTTACCTCAGGCTCTTTAGCTTTAGACGTATCTCTTGGCGGTGGGTGGCCCGCTAACCAGTGGCACGAGTTAATTGGCGAAGCCAGTAATGGCAAGACCGCTATTGCATTAAAGACTGTAGCAGCAAACCAAAAAGCAAACCCAGACTTTACTACTGTATGGGTAGCAGCTGAGCAGTGGGTAGATAGTTACGCAACTATGTGTGGCGTAGATACTTCACGAGTCTACGTAGTATCAACTAATATTATGGAGGAAGCTTATGAAGCCGTTATCCAACTTACAGAAAGTAGAGCGGTCGATTGTATTGTTCTTGATTCGCTACCTGCCTTGGTCCCTACAGCAGAAGACGATAAAGAGATGGAGGAATCTACTGTAGGTCGCGGAGCCCTCCTTACTAACAAGTTCTTCCGTAAGGTAGGCAAAGCCTCTAAGCGCTCCCTAGTAGAGGAAGAGCGCCCATTTATTGGCATCATTATTAACCAGTGGCGTTCAAAGATTGGCGTCATGTACGGCGACCCTCGCACCACCCCAGGCGGTCTAGGCAAGGACTACGCCTTCTTTACCCGCTGTGAGGTGCGTAGAGATGAGTGGATTGAGGCTGGTACAGGGCAAGAAAAGCGTCGTATTGGCCAGTCAATTAAGGTCCGCGTATTAAAAAACAAGTCTGCAGCCCCTTCACAGGTATCTGTTTTTGACTTCTATTTTGCTGACGGTGGCCACATCCCAGCAGGTGAGATTGATTTTGCCAAAGAGATTATGGCTATGGGTATCCTTAATAAGGTCATCAAGCGCACTGGCGCCTACTACAACTATGGGGATAGAAAATGGATGGGACAAGATGCTATGCTTAGCGCTATACGGGAAGAGATTGACCTTAAGGAACTGCTTGAGCGCGACGTACTAGATGCCCTACGGGCAGGTTCTAAGTTCGTAGCCGATGAGGAGTAAGGGCCAAAAGGAATCTAAGAAGCACGAGGAGCGATTGGCAAAGCTTGTTGGTGGTCAGCGTAGTGCTGCCAGTGGCGCGTTTTGGAGTCGCAAGGGTGATGTTAGGTCTAAGGACTTGTTAATAGAACACAAGTGGACTGGCAAAACTCAGGTAACTGTCAAGGCAGCAGTACTAGAAAAGATTGTTAACGAAGCCATCGTTGACAGTCGGACTCCCGTCCTCGGTTTCAGTTTAAACAATAATAATTACGTATTGCTTACTGAAGATGACTTTCTGGAAATGCGCCAGAATATTCAGGAGCATAATTGTTCAACGACGCAGGGCACGTAGAGGGCTGGCGACACAACGCTAAGTGTCGTGGTTTGGATACGGAACTTTGGTTCCCCCCACGTGACAAAACTAAATATAGAAAAATAGCAGAAGTATCTAAAGGCGTATGCTTTGGTAAAGATGGTTTACCAGAGTGCCCTGTACGCAGGGAGTGCCTACTTTACTCTGACCAGATGGATGAACAGCACGGTATCTGGGGTGGCCTTAGCCACCGCGAACGTAACGCACTAAAACGTAAACTAAAAAAAGATGGAACAACTTTAAAGGAACACCTATTTGATGATAAGGTCTAGGGATGAAAGCATCGAAACCACAAGAAGTAACAGGGGCACTAAAGGCGTTTGTCAACGTGTCTAGAAAAAAAACACGCGTACTAGGTTCCTTGGAAAGACATTTAATATCAAGGCCTAAAGACCAAAGCCGTCGTACCGACGTGCTTCATCCCTCTGACATGGTTAAAAAAGAGTGGTGCCACAGAGCTTCTTACTACCATTTAATGGGTAAGGCACCAGTATCTAATCGCACTATGACTTTGCGTACAGCATCTATCTTTGCCGAAGGTCATGCTATCCACGCTAAGTGGCAGAAGTGGTTCCAGGAAATGGGAACGCTGTACGGTAAGTGGTACTGCATTGAGTGTGGAGAGATGTTCTGGGGCGGTTCAGATTGCCACGAGGGCCCATTAGATTATCGAGAAGTCCCACTGTTTTATGAGCCGTTGAGAATCTATGGTCACTCAGATGGCCTACTCGTAAACTTGGGCGAGCCATTGATGCTAGAGATTAAGTCTATTGGTGCTGGAACTATCCGTTGGGAAGACCCGTCGTTGTTCATGGAACACAACGGGGACCTAGACAAGATGTTTGCAGCAATTAAGGCTCCGTTTGAGTCTCACATTAATCAGGTGCAGATATACATGAAGCTTGCAGAATTACTTAACCTAGAGTATGTTCCGCAAGAGGCCGTAATCATCTACGAGAATAAGGCATCACAAGAACCTAAAGAGTTCGTGATACCAAAGAGTGATTTCTCGATTGCACCGTTGTTTGAGGCAGCTGCTAAGATTGTAGAAGCAGTGAAGAACCAAACACCACCAGCGTGCAATATTGATGGTTGGGGTAATTGCGAGCGATGCGGAGGATACAATGACTGAACTATCAGCTACAGGTATAAGCGAACAGGTATTAAAACAACTAGAAGAGCAGGGCTTACCTTTTAAGCGCTCGCTTAAACTAGAGTTGCCAGACTTCCCCAGTGATATCACATTAGTAGATGACACCGAGCTTATGGGTATGGCAAGCAAGTATATTGAGAACATGAACTTCCTTCGTACTCAGGCTGCTTGCGCTGAGTTGGCTGAGATGGAGGCCGAGGCTTTCTATAGCGAGTCTGTAAATGCTGGATTGCTATCCAAGACCTCAGGTAAAGCCTCAGAAAAAGCCACGCTACTTAGAGCTCAGGTAGAAGCAGAGCCAGAGGTCAAGGCACTTTCAGATGCTTACTCTTATGCCCGCGCCTATCACAAGATGGTTCGCACCTACCTAGATAACATTGAGCGGTACTACTCACTGACTAGCCGTGAACTAACACGTAGAACATCTAGCGGCCGTGTCACTGGGTTTAACAGGTATGCCCCTTAAAAAAATTGAAGGAGGACTGGACCTCACCGACAGTAGCCCAGTTTACTTAGGTATAGACCAGTCCTTTACAGGATTTGCCATGTGTGCGTATAAAGACAATACGTATTACGCAGAGGTATACAAGTCAACTAATAAAGGAATGCCACGTATGTTAGATATACGTGCGTTTATTCGTGATTGGATATCTAGGGTAGAAATCCTTGATGTAGCCATGGAGGGCTACGCAATGGGAGCCAAGGGCAAGGTATTTCATCTAGGAGAGCTTGGTGGCCTAGTTAAGATGGAGTTGGCAGATATTGACAAGTACCCACTAATAATCCCACCAACCACGCTTAAGAAGTACGTAACTGGCGCTGGTTCAGGTCAGAAGAACCAGATGATTTTGCATACCTACAAAAAGTGGGGCCAGACGTTTACCGACGACAACGCCTGTGATGCGTATGGGCTTGCGCGGCTATGCTCAGGGGATGGTACGCTTGCGTATGAAAAGGCTGTTTACCAACAAGTACAGAGCCCAGACTATCGGGAGATTTAAATGCCAAAATACGATTTTACATGTATGAAGTGCGACCGCACTGTAGAAATGCATTTTGCATTTGATGCTACACAACGTCCTACCTGCGATGGCTGCGGTGAATTTATGATTAAGTCGTATACACCACCATCTGTGCAGTTTAAAGGCGGAGGGTGGGGTGGCCAATGACCAAACTTATGTTTCCAGGTATGTATAACATTGGAACTGATTTACCAGTATTAGTAGCTGATGATGACTTTATTGAGCATCTTCACGAAGAGGGTTTTGACCATACTATAGATATTAACGACCTTATATTTGAGTGGATTGACTGGGCTAAGGAGAACATCGATGAGCAAAACACAAGATAAAAGAGCACAGCGTAAAGCAGAAGCAGCAGCTTTTGTTAAACAGCGTCGACTACAGGAACTCCAGGTCCTAGAAGCTCAGTTTGCTTATGGTTTAAAACTATATGAAGAAGGTAAAGATAAACTATCTGCAGAAGAGATTGAGCAGATGGAAGAGTCAAAAAACAAGTTTACGGAAACCCTATTCCGATTTAAAAAGGAGCACGGCCTTGCCGAAAACACACAAGGATAAAGACCTTATCGAAGATGGTTGGATGACCATCGATGAATTTATGGCAAGGCTGACCCCAGGACTTACAGAGTATTTAAAGTCTAACTGGGGCATGGGCGGGGAAACCGCCCTTCATCACCCTACAGATTTGTTTACAACGGCTTCAATTTATATGGATATAGCCTATCGAGTATCTAACGACTTCCTAGACTGCAAACATGACTAAAAGTATTAGAGAGCTAAAGCCCGATTTTAGTGGGTCTATGGCCTATGAAAACCAGGTTTTACATGAGTGCCCTGTCTGTGACTCGGGTCTTTGGAACATAAAAGCCAGCTTTCAAGACTATGAGATATCCCAATATTTACTGGATATGGAGTGCTCCATCTGTGGGACTTACGCCAAGGCCCCTACCCCTTTAGACAGACCAAATTTAATTTAGAATAGATAATTAATACTCCGATAACAAGTACCACTAATAGGAGTATTAAATGTCAGAAGAACAAAAAGACGACCAGGTTCTACGCGTAAGCGCGGGGTCTAACCCACAAGCCGTAGCATCAGCCATTGCTCATAGTATCTATGAGACCCGTGCCTGCAAGATTCGTGCGGTAGGAGCTGGGGCTATCAACCAGGCCGTGAAGGCCATCGCCATTGCACGTGGGTACACAGCCCCTAGAGGCATGGATTTAATCTGTATTCCAGGATTTACGAGCATTGAAAGCCATGACGGCCAGATATCAGCCATTATCTTCGATGTCAGTGCACGTTAACCCTGTATTTCCCAAGTAAATACTTTACCCTTTTTATACCTTCGGCCAAAGGATTGTAAATGACAAAAGATACATCAAAGAACTCGGCGCCCCTAGCTCCGACTTCATCCTCCGCATCTAATGCGACGGGCGCAAAGCCAGCTAAAGTAGCTAAAGCCTTGAAAGGCACATTAGTTAAGAAGACTGGTAACGCCAAGGGAGCAACAGACCCATACAAGCAAGCAAAGCCTTCTCGCAGCTTCGTAACTGCGACTGGTGGAGCTCGCTACGGTATTAAGGTCAACTTCCAGAAGACAACTGCACCAGAAGCGACATCCACCCAGGCAAATGGGCGTATCATTGCTCCTGCTGTGAATCGTGTAAAGCCAAACTTCTCTGATGGTACGGCTGACCACAACTAAAACTGAATAGCGCAAAAGCCCCCTGGCACGTACAGGGGGCTTTTGGCATTTATGGGAATAATCTAATTTAGATTGCGTTACAATAGTGTTGACCGCTCACTCGGAGGGTCACAAAAAGTTATATCGTCTAAGGAGATATATTATGGCTTCAGGCTACATCAATGGCGGCTATCCAAAAGGTTCACCTCACGAACCATGGGATAAGCCTAAAACAGTTCAGCAATTCCAAACACTAAAACCAACCATCCAAGACCCCTTTTCAGCGTTGCAAAATATGCTGTCGCCGTGGACTTTTGGGTTTGACCGTCAACTAGATATGTTTAAAGAGCTAGAAGACGCACGTATTAAAAGCACTTATCCACCCTACAATATTAAGCATCTGCCCGATGATAAGGCGCAGATTGAGCTTGCTATTGCGGGGTTCAAGAAGGATGATGTTAAGATTACGTACAAAGAGAACATCATCACCGTTGAGGGCAACCGCGGAGAGGACGACGCTGACTACGCATACAAGGGTATTGCAGCACGTAACTTCGTACAGAAGTTTGCCATTGCGGATGACGTTATCGTAGGAGATGCAAAGCTTGAGGATGGTTTCCTAACCATTTCCCTAGAGCGTATCATCCCCGAAGAGAAGAAAGAAAAAGTAGTTAAAATTAAGTAGGACTATAACCCAGGTTATAGTGCGACTCCACTGACGTCCACTGACGTCCACCTTGCAATCACGATAACAAGGTCAAACACCCACGATAAAAATCGTGGGTGTTTTGCTATACAAACACCTTATGTGTGATAGGCTATTGGACGGAATCATCCTTTAATCAGAGAGAGGTCGTATGCCAAAGGATACAGTAGGGTCTATATTAGATGGGTTTATTGCTGATGCAAAACTTCCAAAAAAATGTAAGACACAGAAGTGGGTAATTACATTATCTAAAGATGACCAAGAAAAATTTAATAGCCTAAAAAATGAAAATAGAAGCGTAGATATTAAGAACCTATTTGAAGCGTTGCAAGAAGCTGGCGTCAATTTACCTATGGGACTTACTGCCTTTCGCTCACACTTTAAGGAGTATTGCACATGCCAGAAGTAAATGAAACGTTATCATCCATATTTGATAGGGTTGCTATTAAGTCTAAAACTGATTGGTCCTGGCCACCAATTCAACCAGCAAAACCTACAGTAATTAAGCCTGCTACTTATAAAGAGCGCAAAGGTAAAAAAGATGGACGACTAATTATGTTCGTCCCAGACCCACAGATTGGGTACCGTAAATACGAAGATGGAACAATGGACCCATTCCATGATGAAGCGGCAATTGAGGTTCATTTTCAACTACTAGCGTACTTGGAAGAGAAGTACGGTGTAGATGAGATTATTCACTTAGGTGATTATCTAGACCTACCAACAATGGGTAAGTACGCACAAGAAGAAATGTTTGCACACACTGTGCAGCCAGCACTTGACTACGGTCATCAGCTATTGGCTAAGCAACGCGCTACCTGTCCAGATGCAAAGATTACTTTGCTAGAAGGAAACCACGACTGTCGTATGCAGCGTTATGTAGTAATGAACGCCATGGCATCAAAAGGTATTAAACGAGCTAACGCCACCCCAGATGAGTGGCCTGTAATGTCTATTCAATACCTACTCCGTCTTGAAGAACTTAATGTTAACTACGTGGGTGCCTACCCAGCGGGCGAGTACTGGATTACTCCACACCTTCGCGCTATCCACGGAACCACCGTCCGTTCCAATGGTTCAACAGCTTCAGCGTATGTAAACAAGAATCCACACGTTTCCACAGTATTTGGTCACGCACACCGTCAGGAACTTCAGTACAAGACTGTGGCTAATGGCGACGGCCCTATCCGCTCAGTATCAGGTTCCCCAGGTTGCCTATGCCGTGTAGATGGCGCAGTTCCTTCCTATGGTTCTGGGTTAAACGACAACGGTCGTCCAGTAAAGCACTGGGAAGACTGGCAACAGGGCGTTATGATTGGCTGGGTAAGACCAGACGATTCCTTTACTTTGCAGCCAATTCACATTATGGATGGCTGGACCCTTTACGAAGGCCACGAGTTTAAGGCGTCCAACTAACCTACTAGGCGTATCATTTAGGTATGTCTAACCCACATCAAAATACACAGAACCTAGGCGCCAGTGGTTTATACGGTACGTATACAAACTACGGTGGCGGTGGTGTTCCTGTTGCTCGTAATGAGCTTGATGAACTTCGGTTAGGCGTAGGTCGAGCACCACAAGCAGAATATCCAGATGGATACTTAGGCACTATCCGCACACGTCGTGATGACCGCGGTCGCCCTAACGGAGCGTCTGAAAATGTGCTCGACTCACTTAAAGTTAGAATAGGACAGCGTTCATATCAACGTGGCGTTCACAAAGGTGAGCGCATTGACCAACAGGGTTACTACTACCCAGCTGGTCTTGAACCACATTCTGGCATTATGCGTCAAATGAATGCCGTTAAAGATGGAAACCTTTACAGAAGTCCTCGCCACGTATTTATGGCAGACATTGCACCAGCACCGCATCTACCTAATGATGGTAAGGCTGGCCCAACTGTAAAGAGCGATTCACCAATGTATGTAAACAATGCACGCCAAGACCAAATGGCACGCATGCGACCACAGTGGAAGTAAAAAATGCCAGGTAAATATTCAGATGGTACCTACGGTCGTAGACCGTGGACTAATGATGGGCGCAAGCCTTATCACACACCAGAAGAGGCTGCGTTTCCCCCACAGGAATACCTTGGACCTTTTCAGTCTAACCAAGACCGTTTACTTAATCAGGCGCTCGCTACTTGGACTATGAGTGGCGCAGAACTACAGGAATACGTACGACCAAACTTGCCGCAGATTAATCTATTTCCAGACCGATACGGGTATACTGATGTAGAGTTAGGTCTAGAAGATATTGTTCGTATGCCAAGAGGCAAAGAGCAGCGTGTAGAGTCTGACTTTAGCCAGACCCCTAATACTACCCAGTCTACGAGCCGCAACACGTTAGGAAACGTATGAGCAAAGACCCAGGATTATTCACTGATAGCACAGGCGAAGGCATGGCTGGGGCTACAGATGTACGCCTTGAGACCATTTATAACGGTACTAAGGCCTGTAAAGCCTGTGGTTCTCACATGAATCCAGTAGAATCGTTACGAGACCAGGACGTCTGCCCTAAGTGCAACCGTATCAAGGCCTCAAGACTAGTAAAAGGACGGATGGCATAATGGCAACTAATCAATCACGTTCCCTCAATGGCGACATGACAGAGGGCGCAACAGACGGCAAGTACCGCAAGCGTCGTCCAAACACAACCGTACAACCAGGCATGGGAGACCAGACCGTTGCTGCTAACCGCGCAGGTCTACACCCATACATGAACTACGGCTTTATTAACTCAGAAGAGACAAACAAAGTAAACCCAGCGGGTAACTAATGTCTGCGCCACGTAGAGAGTACGACCCAGCGCGTCGTCCAAATATCTTTTATAAAAACGACCCTGCAAGTAACGAAGAGCTAAGCAACCGTGCACATGCACGTGGACAAGCTTATTCTTCAAACAACAGCATTAGTGACGCGGTATCCGACAGACTTGGCTACGACATGGCGACTGGGGATAACGACGGTCCAACCATTTCTAAAAAGGGTACGCATTTAAAAAACGTTAGCCTGATTGAAGGCGGCAAAAAACTTAAGGATGCGGCTATGGTTTCAGGTGCCACCATGTCCAATGTTTCAATAAGTGGTACTGTTTTGGGTAAAACAAAGGGAATTATGCAGGGTAAAGGATAATGCCAGCACCACGTAGAGAGCGCGATACTAATAGGGTTTATCAAACCCCTAAAAGTAATGTAAACGTTTTAAGAAACCTTTCAGCCAACGGTACAATTACATCCCCTGATTTTAAAGGTAGTCAGTTTTCCCTAACCCCTTCCTTAGGTAGCGGCCGTGCGTCACTAAACAAGTGGCTCAATGAGGGTAAGCCTGAAGTTACCGCCCATATGGGACGTTCAGTTAAGAAAGCAACTGGAGAGACAACCTCAGAGGCTCGTCAAAAAGCTTACAACGCTGCATCTACAGAGCACACTGAAAACCTTAAGAGTGGAAAGTATGCACAGCAAGAGATGAATTCCACATTTGTAGGAACGAATAAGCAGCCTGCAATTAAGATTAATACAGACCCAGCAAAGGGCAAGTAAATGGCTAAAGAATACGAGCTTTCCTTAGACCCTAACAAAAAGCAACCAAAAATTGATACTAAAAAGGCTGCTAAAAAGTCTGCGGATAATGAGGCTAAGCGTCTACAGGAAATGCGTGACAACCCTAGAGACACCAGCAAAGATTTTAGATTTAGGTACGATAGCAACAACCAAGACCACAAGGCCCTTTTAGGTCACCTTATGAACAACGGTTTGGCTGACGATATCGTTATCCACCCAAATGGTGACGCGTCCTTCCCACGTCGTACTTTTATTCAACAAGATAACAAGGAAGTCCTGCAGCCAATTATGCAGAAGATGGTGGCAGCTAATCTAGCCAAGCGTCCGTCAAATAAGACTGCCCCAATTGGAACACGTCCAACCGCTCCTGGTATGCGACCACCTGCCCCACTTCCACCACGTGGCGCGGCTAAAAAAGAGAGCAACCCACTGATTGAAGACAAAGCCGAGGTAATGCGTAACCTGTTCGGCAAATAGTGTGCTAGTCTTATCTAATGGTACTAGACCTTTCTAAATTAAATCCAAAAGAAGACCCAAAAGACCGTCCTAAGGTACTTTTATTAGCTTGCTATGACTGCAAAAGCGTAGACGAGATTCCGTATGATGACCGCTTCCCGTTTGATGGCAAGCCTGGTCACGACCAAAACCAAAACCCTTTCCTACACCAGATGGTAGAGCGTCACCCTAACCACAGAGGTATGCTTGCAGATGCTGACCTACTAGTTTGGCAACATCCAGACGGTAAGAAACAGATTGTTGACCAGTTCCAAAAGGGCGGTTCGCCTGGATTAGACGTATTTGGTACTAATTTTTACGAGACTAAGGCTAACTTTTCAGCCGATGCTATGACGTGCTACGCCCAACACAACCGTCCACAGGGACAATGCAGCGATTACAAGACCGATAAGAAGATATTAACGGCAGGTACATCTGCAGAACGTAAGCAGGCTGGTCTAGATTCTAGCAAGGCGCCAAAGATGCACCTCTGCGACTTCTGCCCAGTCAAGTCCTACAACATGATGAGGCATAACAAGGCCAAGGGTCTGTACACCAAATAGGCTTATTAGCTCAAAATAGCCAAAAACCCACCCGCATACACTAGACATTAGCCCGTACAGCAGCGGTATACTGTATGTACAAAACTAGGGATAGGTGGCGGTCGTGGCTTTCATCGAAATGACATGCAAGTGTGAGTGTAGTTTCCAGGCTGATGTTGCAGAAGTTGGAAATGAAACACTAGTCATTATGTGGGCAACCCAATTTGTTAATTCACATGCCGCTTGTGGCTTTATGAACACAGTAAAGACTGATGTACCAGAGACCCATCGCATAATTGAGTGGGATAGCGACGTTAAGTACAAAGAAAGTCACAAAAAAGATATAGACTAGGAACATGGATTACTACAAGGCACTGGTTGAGAAGGCTAAGCCAGTATCGGTAGAGCCCTCAGAGACATCCTACTTCGCAGCTCCGTCAGCTGGTTTAGACCCTAGACTGTTTAGAAATGGGAAGATTATCCCATCTACCAGGGCATCTATATTAAGAATCCTACTTACGCATTTAAAAACACAATTTAAGAACCCAGAGGCCTACTGCCACGTCTGGCTAGCTGGTTCAGCTGTGAGCTACCAATGGACTGCAGCTCGCAAACCAGCTGACCTAGACTGTTTAATTGGGGTTAATTATTTAATATTTAGGCAATCTAATCCAGAGTACAGAGGGCTTAGCGATAAAGAAATCGCCAAAACCTTCAACGACCTCCTGCGAGAGATTCACCCAAGCACTGCAAACTTCCTTGACATATTTGAGTTGACGTTCTATGTTAACGCTCAGTCAGATATACGGTCAATCAAACCGTATGCTGCCTACTCGTTAACCGCAGATGACTGGACAGTACAACCAGAAGTTCGCGGCGTACCAACTAACAAAATGTGGGAACGAAAGGTTGCACAAGATACGTCAATGGCTACAGAAATTTTAAGTAGGTATGCGGATGCATTAACTAAGATAGGTGCAGCAACAACAGACGTTGCACGTAGAAATGCAGAAGCAGCATTAAAATTAGCAGTAGAACAAGGCGCATCATTATTTGAAGATATACACCAAGGTAGAAAGTATGCGTTTAGTGCAAGCGGGCAAGGCTATGCAGATGTGCATAACTACCGCTGGCAATCTGGCAAGGCCAGTGGTATTGTCCAGGCACTAAAGCAGATGAAAGAAATTGCCGCAGATTCTAAAGCAGAATTTGAAAAGCAAACCTATGGTATGGAACTACCAACAACGGATGTATTAATTAGGCGGGCCTTAATTAACAAAAAGTAGTAGGAGAACTAAGACGTGGCAATACTTGTATTTATGGATGAGGTTCTGCGTAACCACAAAAAGCATCCAATAGTTGAGGGCCTTAAGTTTTATCGAACACTAAAAGAAAAACACAGAGTTTTAATTTTATGTGAAGATAGAGAAAAGTCAGACCACTGGCTTCGCCAGCAACGCATCAATAACTTTGACGACCTCGTACCTTTGGAAGATGTGCCGTTTCCAGGCGATGACCCAAAACTAAGACACATAGAGTGGGTTCGTTCACAGGGGCCAGTCGAGTATGTAGTTACCTCAGACCCAGATTTGGCAGTTAAACTGCTAGTGCGTGGCATAACAACGATTATGTTTATGCACCCAATCTATACTAATGAGAACTTCAGACCAGATAGCCTAAAGCGTGGATTTAAGTCCTGGGCAGATATCGAGGCCGAACTAGTTAGACAACAGGACGAATACGACAACGACTCCCGTAGAGACCGTCTGTAATGCGTATTGTCTATATGGGATGTGAAGTCCCTAGCAATCGAACCCTTCTGGAAACCACTACGGCTAACCACCTGGGCATCAGTTTCCACGGTTTGGTGCGTCGAGGCCTGCCCAAGACCAAGCCCTATTTAATAGATAACTACTTCCCAAAAGACTCCTATGTATATTTATATCCAGGAATCCCTATGTCTGCCAAGATGGGACGTCTTGAGCTGGAGGAGTTCGCCGCAGCTTACGAGCAGTTTGTAGCCATGAACATCGATAGATTAACTTTATTTGCCGAACTTAATTATGGATTTGTAGACCCAGCCTTCGTTGAGGAACAGCGCCGCACAGCTTGGGCCCAGGTGCCGCCAGGTAAGTTCTTACCCGTCTGGAACCCCGACTTAGGTTTAGATAACCTCAACAGGCTCATAAATAACTATTTAGATATCGGCATACCAGGGGCAGCCATTGAGTCAGAGACCAGGTTGGCCTCCACCACCAGAACCGCCACCAAGCGTCAGGGAACTAGGTTTCATGCGCTAGGATGTGCCAAGCCAGACAACCTTCGCTCAATCCAAGCCGAGACTGCCCATACCCTTTCGTGGCTATCGCCCATGACTCATGGGGAGACAATCGTGTGGGATGGCACTAGGCTTATGCGCTACCCCAAGCGTATGAAAGAGCAATCCCGTTCAAGGTATAACCATGTTTATACCAAGGCTGGAATCGACGCCGACCTTATTGCCGAGGACGACAACAAAGAGGTTTGCCGCTTAGCGGTGTGGTCTTACGAACGTTTCGAAGAGAGGATAAACAAAGTGGGAGAGTCTTATTATCAGGATGAGGCGGGTACGCCAAACACCGAAATCACCCCTACAGATGCTGATAATAAGGGGGTAGATATGCGGAAACTTATGCCACGTAACCCCGATGAAATCATCAATTTACCAGTGTTCGGATACGAGGTTAAGACCGATGTAGATGGCGATGGCGTCATCACCGACAACGTGCATGTTACCTCGCAATCAGGTACGTTGCGCCAGTGCGATACCTGTTTCGTAGCCGCTAACTGCCCCGCTTTTAAGCCTCAATCTATGTGTGCTTTCAAGTTACCAGTCGAGGTAAAGAGCAAAGACCAACTCAAGAGCCTCATCAATGCCATCATCGAAATGCAGGGCCAAAGGGTTGCTTTTATGCGTTTTAGCGAAGAAATGAACGGTGGATACGCTGACCCGAACGTTTCCCAAGAGATAGATAGACTGTTTAAATTAATAAAGACGGTCAAGGAATTGGACGACTCAAGGGAGTTTATTCGCATGACTGTCGAGCGACAAGGCTCGTCTGGAGTCCTATCTTCTATCTTCGGAGACAAGGCTCAAGTGCTAAAAGAACTACCTAACAACGGTCTAAATGAGGCCGAAACTACCAAGGTTATTAAAGATTTAACTGAGGATAAGTAGTTTTACTTATCCTGATAATAGCGCTACCACACAACTAAATATACACAGTCTGAAATAGGCTGTAACTCATCACTAGACTAACACCCCCCGCCGATAAAGGAGAATCAAATGCCCCTATCTTTCAGACTAACCGAGGACTTCCTAAAGGAGTATCGAAACAAGAAAGTACCTTGGGGTTATAAAGATGCGGGCGGTAATTCGGTTGGTGAAATCACTTTCCTTCGCACCTACTCTAGATTAAAAGAGGATGGAACTAAGGAGACTTGGGTAGATGTTTGCCAGCGCGTAATCGAGGGCATGTACTCCTTACAAAAAGACCACTGCAAAACCAGTCGACTACCTTGGAACGATACCAGGGCCCAGGCTTCTGCTAAAGAGGCATTTGACCGCCTGTTTAATTTAAAGTGGACCCCACCAGGCCGAGGTCTGTGGGTTATGGGTACCCCACTTGTCAATGAGCTCAAGAACTCGGCAGCACTGCAGAACTGTGCTTTCGTATCTACTTCTAGCATGTCTAAATTAGACCCCGCCAAGCCGTTTGCTTTTCTAATGGAAGCATCAATGTTGGGCGTAGGCGTTGGCTTTGACGACAAGGGCGCAGACAAGGACTTTACAATCTACGACCCTTCCCGCGATGAATCTAATGTTCAGACTTGGGAAATCCCAGATACCCGCGAAGGATGGGTGGACTCAGTGAGTATGCTCATCAACTCCTACTTAAAACCAGACCAACCTAGATGGGTATTTGATTACACACTTATTCGCCCAGCGGGTGCGCCTATCAAAACGTTCGGCGGCACGTCTGCTGGCCCAGAGCCACTAGCCAAACTACACGACTATATCTATAACCTATTTGAAGGTCGGGCTACTCAAAAGTTAACTCGCAAGGATGTTGCCGATATCGGTAATTTAATAGGCGTCTGTGTGGTCAGTGGCAATGTGCGCCGCTCTGCTGAGCTGCTCATGGGCAGACTAGACGACAAGGACTTCTTAAATTTAAAGAACCCTGCCGTATATCCTGAGCGCAACTCCTACGATGCTGCAGCACCTGGTTGGGCCTGGATGTCTAACAACTCTGTTGAGGTATCAGTGGGTTCTAATTTAGACCATATCGTTGAGGGTATTGCTCTCAATGGTGAGCCTGGAGTTATCTGGATGGATGTTACTCGTAAATACGGACGTCTTATCGACCCACCTAATAATAAAGACCACCGAGCCGCTGGTTACAACCCTTGCGCTGAGCAATCACTTGAATCCTTCGAGTGCTGTACTTTGGTTGAAACTTACCTCAACCGCCACGACTCTAAAGAAGATTACATACGTACTCTAAAGTTTGCGTACCTGTATGCAAAAACTGTGACATTACTGCCTACCCACTGGGAAGAAACAAATGCGATTATGCAACGTAATCGTCGTATTGGAACTTCAATGTCTGGTGTGGCGAACTTCGCAGACCGCGTAGGTATGCCTATCCTTCGTGAGTGGATGGACGCTGGTTACAAGGTTATCCAAGACTACGACCACACATACTCAGAGTGGCTAGGTATCCGCGAATCTATTAAGACTACTACTGTGAAGCCAAGCGGAACTGTATCTATCCTTGCTGGAGAATCTCCTGGGGTTCACTGGACACCTGGGGGACAGTACTTCCTTCGTGCAATTCGCTTCTCTAATGAAGACCCAATGCTACCTTTGTTTAAAGCGTCGGGTTATAAAATAGAAAAGGCTTCCGAGTCTCCAAAAACTACTAGCGTAGTGTTCTTCCCAATCCAGAGTCAGGCTCTCCGCTCAGAGAAAGATGTTTCTATCTTTGAAAAGATGTCGCTTGCCTCTACTGCCCAACGCCACTGGTCTGATAACTCTGTATCTGTGACCGTCTCCTTCAATGCCGAAACTGAAAAGGACGCCGTAGGAACTGTGCTTCACATGTTTGACGGACAACTCAAAACCGTTTCCTTCCTACCAATGGGGAACGCGACTTATCCGCAAATGCCATATACGCAAATAACTAAAGATGAATATGATAAATATACATTTAAATTGCTTCCTATTGACTTCACAGACGTCTATGCAGGAATGGCAGCGGATGCTATCGGTGAGAAATACTGCTCTAACGACAACTGTTTAATACCGTAATCGCTACTTAAATAGTGAAGCCCCCTAGCCAAGTCTAGGGGGCTTCTTTATTTAGTAAGGCGCAGGTCTATCTCAGCCGAAGGGGTTGGCTTCATGGATAGCCTTAGCGGGAGAGTGAACCAATAACCGCTTTGACGCCTGTATTAAGTTTTAGCATGAGGAACACTTGGTATCTACTCTTATGTTTCTCTTATCTACGATAAAAGGACGACCGCAGTGATGGCAATTAATTAGTTTGATACGGCTATTACGCTTATAAAGTTTAACTAGGGTATCTAAGTTTAGTTTATTCGTCGTCATCGTCGTCGTCGTCGTAAATCTCTTCATCTGGGATGTGCGGGCTAGGGCGCCCCCACTCTGGGTCTGGAACGATAGGGTCAATGAAACTCATATTTAAATCTCCTGCTTATAAATTAGAGTGCCCGAAATCTTAATAGGTTTGCCGTTTTCGTCCTCTGACGTAACTTCGAGCTTCACGCTCTTTCGTGGTGTGAGGCTTTGGACTCTCTCCTTAATCCAACGCTTACCTGCACTAGCGTTAGACCACGCGGTTGTAATGTTATCAATTTCTACGTCGTCATAACTACCTAGACCGTTCTGTCGGAGTTCAGTAATTGTGTAAGTAACCTTCCACGCGCCACCCTTTTCCATGTTCTTGATAAGGGTCGCCTTGAAGGTGCGCTCTGCTTTTTTAGCCATGTAAGTTCTCCTTTGTAATAGGCCAATGATAGGGCATAGTTTCATCTACTGTGGGAAAGTGTATCCTATAGTGTTCAGGTAACTTTCGCACTAGGTTTGCTTGGTGCGATATATGTATCCGCTCGTCGCCTAGCCACGCTGGCATGTCGGGCGCGGGTTTGTGCTGGAAGTGGGTAATAAGGTTATCGTTATACCCACGACGTATCCACTCTAGGCATATCTCTCTCCCGTAGGACTTGAGTGCGTCGAGGTTATCTCTCCACATGAGAACGGCAGGGTGGTTATGCCATGCGTTGCTCTGTTGAGTTCCGTCTAACACTCTTACTATTTGATAAGCCTCGACTCTCTGCTTGCCTAGTCGTCGGTAATCTAATACGAGTGCAGTTTCTTTGAAGTCTGCATAGGGCAGGAAGGTTTGCACTAACTAACGCCGTCCATTTCAGATACGACTTTCTTTTCTATCTGTATGCCGTCCTTCTTACCACAACCGCAACTACCGCAACCGCAGGTAGGCTCTGTTGTTTCGTCCATAACTCTCTCCTAAACTTGGGCAGGGTTCCCTGCTGGTGGCACGCACATCACGCAGAATCCTAGACCTATCTCGCTGGCTTCGTCAAGGGCACTCTCGTCGATAGGGGCGATTACCTCTCCGTTATCGTATTCAATAAAACACTTGG